TTGCCGCGGCGGCGGGGCTGGCGCTGGACGCGGCCGAGACCGAGCTGCGCGCGGTGCTGGCCGCCCAGAACGGCGGCGGGCGCGGCGATCTGCGCCAGATCAAGGATGCGCTGGCGCTGCTCAAGGAGCTGACGTCGTTCACGCGCGAGCTTGGCGGCGGCGCGTCGTCGGGCGTGACCGTGCGGTTCGACGACGCCGCCGCGGACGCGGCGAAGTGACGGGGGAGGGGGGGTGCTGCGCTGCGGTGCGCGGGATTTTCTCTCCCTCAGTCGCTTGCGCGACAGCTCCCTCGTCAGAGAGAGCCAAGGGGGCGGCGCGGAGCCGCCGCTTCGCTGCCTAAGAGGGGCACCACCCCCAACACACACCACATACAACACCACACGGGATGAACACACATGTCTGAACTTCTGATACCAAAACCTAACGAAAAACAACTGCTTTTCCTCGCCGACCAACACAAATTCATCGGCTACGGCGGGGCGCGCGGCGGCGGCAAAAGCTGGGCCGTGCGCGTCAAGGCCGCGCTCCTCTGCCTTAACTACCCCGGCATCAAGGTGATGATTGTCCGCCGCACCTACCCTGAGCTTCAGGAAAACCACATCCTCCCCCTCTGCGCCATGCTCCGCTGTCTCGACGACGACCCCGCCGAGCGCATCGCCGCCTACAACGACGCCAAAAAGCACATCGTCTTCCCCAACGGCAGCCGCATCCTCTTCCGCTACTGCGACTGCGACAAGGACGCCGCCCGATTTCAGGGCACCGAGGTCGACGTGCTCTTCATCGACGAGGCCACCCAGCACTCCGAGGCGCAGATGCACGCCCTGCGCGCCTGCGTACGCGGAGTGAATAATTATCCGAAACGCATCTACTGCACGATGAACCCCGGCGGCGTCGGCCACGGCTGGGTCAAGCGCCTGTTCATCGACCGGCAGTACCTCGGCGCGGAGCGCGCCGAGGATTACAGCTTCATCCGCTCGCTCGTGACCGACAACGCCGCGCTCATGGCCTCCGACCCCGACTACCTCCGCAGCCTCCAGGCCCTGCCCGACAAGCTGCGCCGCGCGTGGCTCGACGGCGACTGGGACATCTACGAAGGCCAGTTTTTTGAGGATTTCCGGCTCACGCCCGACCTCGAGCTTGCCCGCCGCCGCGGCTTCGCCGCCGACTCCGACGAGCTGCGCCGCCAGCGCCGCTTCACCCACGTCATCGAACCCTTCGACCTCGCCGCCCCCGCCTGCCGCGGCTGGACGGTGTTCCGCAGCTACGACTTCGGCTACGGGCGTCCGTTCTCCTGCGCGTGGTGGGCGGTGGACTACGACGGAAGATTATACAGAATTCTTGAATATTATGGATGCACGGCGCAGCCGAATCAGGGGCTGCGGCTCAGTCCCGACGAGCAGTTCCGCGAGATCGCGCGCATGGAGAGTGAGCACCCGTGGCTGCGCGGGCGGAGCATCGACGGCGTGGCCGACCCCAGCATCTGGGACGCGAGCCGCGGCGAGAGCGTCGCGGAGACGGCGGCGCGCTACGGGCTGTACTTCCTGCCGGGCGACAACCACCGCGTGGCGGGCTGGATGCAGTGCCACTACCGGCTGCAGTTCGACGAGGAGGGGCTGCCGGGGATGTACGTGTTCGAGGGCTGCGCGGCGTTTCTGCGCACGGTGCCGCTGCTGCAGTTCTCGGCGGTGCGGCCGGAGGACGTGGACACGGAGCAGGAGGATCACGCGGCGGACGAGTGGCGGTACGCGTGCATGTCGCGGCCGATCGCGCCGCGAATCGAGCTGCCCGCCCCCGCGCGGGTCTGGAACCCGCTGGGGTGATAGGGGAGTGGGCGCCTGAGGGGTTTTTGTATGAGTACGCAGTACAAATCGGCGCAGCCGCCTTCCCAACCTCTGTCATTCCGAGACCAGTCCGCAGACTGGTCGTGGGAATCCGCGTCCCCTCGCGCCGCATTATGACCCCACACAGTCCCAAGGGGATGCGGATTGCCGCGTCGCTACGCTCCTCGCAATGACAGGTTAGTTTAGTCTTTAGCGCCGATTTAGACATTGTACGAAGTACAAAACGGCGCAACCCGCCTCCACCAACCACTGTCATTCCGAGACCAGTCCGCAGACTGGTCGTGGGAATCCGCGTCCCCCGTCCCCAAGCTCCCCCGTCAGGGAGAGCCAAGATAAAAAACCCACATAAGGAGGAACCCAATGTCATACACACCGCAGGAGCTGACCGCCGTCCTGCAAAAATACAAAGCCGGCAAACAGAGCCTCGAGCGCCGCGTCATCGCCGCCGAAAACTGGTGGAAGCTCCGCAACCGCTTCGAGGAGGACAAACGCCCCGGCGCGGCCTCCGGCGGCGACTTCCGCGCCGTCAGCGGCTGGCTCCACAACGTCATCGTCTCCAAGCACGCCGACGCCATGGAGGCCTACCCCGAACCCGTCATCCTCCCCCGTGAGCCCGACGACCGCGCCGAGGCCGAGCTGCTCTCCGCCGTCGTCCCCTGCATCCTCGAACAGAACGCCTTCGAGCGCACCTGGTCGGACGCGATGTGGCAGAAGCTCAAGACCGGCACCGCCGCCTACCGCGTCGGCTGGGACCCCGACAAGCTCGGCGGCCTCGGCGACATCTCGATCGAGCGCGTCGACCTCCTGAACCTCTTCTGGGAGCCGGGCATCGCCGACATCCAGCGCAGCAAGTTCGTGTTCTGCACGCACCTCGAGGACAACGACGAGCTGGAGGAGGAGTTCCCGCAGCTGCGCGGTCGGCTGCGCGGCAACCCATTCACTGCGACGCGCTTCCTCTACGACGACGCGGTGAGCCTCGACGGCAAGAGCACCGTCGTCGAGGCGTACTACCGCCGCAAGCGCGCCGGCCGTACCGCGCTGCACTACGTCAAATACGTCGGGGACACCGTGCTGTACTCTACGGAGGAGGGGGAGGAGGACACCACCGTAGGGGACGGCCTCTGTGCCGTCCCGCAAACCTCGCGCCTCACTTCCGGTGACAAATCGGCGCACATACTCCAATCCACCTGTCATTCCGAGACCAGTCCGCAGACTGGTCGTGGGAATCCGCGTCCCCTTTCGCCGCACATAAATACCGTGTCGACCCAAGGAGAAGCGGATTGCCACGTCGGGCTTTGCCCTCCTCGCAATGACGGAGGTGGACGAAAGCCAGTCGCGCCGATTTCCGCCGCGCAGAATGTCGAAAACGGCGCGCCGACTAAACTAACCTGTCATTCCGAGACCAGTTCGCAAACTGGTCGTGGGAATCCGCGTCCCCCGTCCCCAAGCTCCCCCGAAGGGGAAGCCAAGTACACACCTTACAGCCCCACGCCCGCCCCCATTGGCCTTTACGCCCACGGGCGCTACCCCTTCGTCCTCGACCCGCTGTTCCCCGTCGAGGGCAGCCCCTGCGGCTACGGCTTCGTCGACCTCTGCCACAACAACCAGACCGCCATCGACCTCATGCGCTCCGCCATCATCAAAAACACCGTCGTCGGCGCCACGCCCCGCTACTTCCAGCGCATCGACGGCAGCGTCAACGAGGAGGAGTTCGCCGACCTCGGCCGCTCCCTCGTCCACGTCAGCGGCAATCTCGGCGAGGACAGCCTGCGCCAGATCGGCTTCAGCCCCCTCAGCGGCGTGTACATGGACGTGCTGAACTCCAGCATTCAGGAGCTGCGCGAGACCAGCGGCAACACCGAGACCTCCACCGGCAACATCAGCTCCGGTGTCACCGCCGCCAGCGCCATCGCCGCCCTGCAGGAGGCCAGCGGCAAGGGCAGCCGCGACTCGACCCGCAGCTCCTACGTTGCCTACGCCCAGATCGTCGAGCTGTGCATCGAGCTGATCCGCCAGTTCTACGGCCTGCCGCGCAGCTTCCGCATCGCGGGGCGCGCCGGCGCGGAGGAGTATATCCGCTTTTCCAACGCCGGGCTCTGCCCGCGCCCGCAGCCCTTCGGAGCCGCGCTGCCGGTGTTCGACGTGAAGGTGAGCGCCCAGAAGCGCAACGCCTATTCGCGCCTGAGCCAGAATGAGCTGGCGATGGAGCTGTACCGCATGGGCATCTTCGACGAGGGCAAGGAGCAGGAAGCGCTCAGCTGCCTGCGGATGATGGAGTTCGACGGGCGCGACGAGCTGATCGGGCGCATCACGGCGTCGATGGGGCTGCGCGAGAAGCTGGACGAGCTGCAGAAGTATAAGGCGCTGGCGCTGGCATTCGCGCGGCGGTACCGCCCGGATATGGCCGAGGGGCTTGGCGTGGCCGTTGCCCCCTCCCTTGGCGCCCCTTCCGAAGCTGCTGCCGCACCCCTTAGCGCCCCTTCTAGGGGAGCTGTCGCGTCAGCGACTGAGGGGTCGCCAGATGAGAGACTGGAGCAGAGTGAAAAAGACACCGACCCCGCCGCCCTCGCCGCTCTGCTCTCACCGCCGTACCTCTCGTGACGCGCGTCGAGTATTCCCCGGCCGCGCGCCGCCTGCGCCTGACCGGCCACGCCGGTGCGGGGGAGCGCGGCTCCGACCCCGTCTGCGCGGCGCTGAGCATTCTGGTGTACGCGCTGCTGGACGCGGGCGCGGAGGGTCGGGTCGAAAGGGGAGAGGCGGAGCTGCTGCTGCCCGACAGGGACGTGGACGTGGCGCTCTGCGGCTTCCGCCTGCTGGCGGAGAATTTCCCGGAGTACGTGAGCTATAAGGAGATGAATGATTATGGAAAATGAAATATCCCCCGGCGTAAAGGTGCAGGTGAGGGTAAGAGACGGCGCACCGACTAAGCAAACCCCCGCCCCGCAGGGCGCTGCCCCTTTTAGGGGAAGTGGCGCGGAGCGCCGAAGGGGTCTCCAGAGTGGAGAAACTGCCAGTATGGAAAAGACAGAATGCACTACAGACAATTCTTTTCCCCATCGGCACTCGCCCGACCATGGCGACCCCTCAGTCTCGCTATCGCTCGACAGCTCCCCTAAAAGGGGCGCCAAGGGCGTAGACGAGAACTCCCCCGCCCCGCAGGGCGCTGCCCCTCTTAGGGGAAGTCCCCAGTGCGCACACTGGGGAAAGGGGTCGCCGGACTCGGACATGGAGCAGGAGGGAAAAGACAGCACCCAGCAAAATCCCCTGTCCCCCTCACCCCCCTTGCTGCGTGCGCACTTCGCACGGCTCTGCGCCGAGGCGGACGCGCTGCACCGCGCCGACCCCGACTTCGACCTCGATTCCGCCCTGCGCGATCCGGCCTTCGTGCGCCTGACCGCGCCCGATGTGGGCGTTCCGGTTGCGGATGCGTGGTACGCGCTGCACCGGCGCGAGTACGCCGAGACGCTGCGCCGCGAGAGTCTGGAGCAGGCAGCGGC